TACCGATGAAATCATTGGGAAATAGCGGTATTTAAAGGGTATGACAATAATTTAAAAAAATGAGAAACCAAGATAAGTTGATATATTTTCGTATAAATTGATATAGTTTTATATATCAATGGAGACAAAATGGAGATTCCTGAAAAATCAAATGGAGACAAAATAATATAACAGTTTTGCCGCAAAGAACTTTTGCAAAATCGTAAAAAAATAGGGACAGGTAGAAATTCATATACTTGTCCCTAAATTATTATTACATCATATTACAACATTTGTCCGTTCCATTTTCGTCTATTCTCTGTGTCATATTCAACTTGAATCCGTGAGAGCGTATCATTGTGGCTTAATTCTTCATAGGCATATTCCTGAGTTTCATATAAGCGTTTTAAAGGTAGCTGAGTACCACTACCGTCTATAAAACGTATAATCGCCAAACTTCCACTAATACGAACTATTTTACATTTCCGAACAGTTCTATTGTTTTCTATAATCCATGCAGTATCACCTTGTTTCATATTATCACCTCTGATATATTATGACATTATAACAGAATACATATTCGTATGTCTACAGATTTCTATAAATATACGAACATATATTCGATAATCTTCTTTAAACGGCAGTTTAACTTTTGAGAACTCTCCAATGGTTTCAAAAAAATACAATCTTGCAAAAAACGGAAGCATTACTATTCCATGCTTGAATTGCATTATTTTTTTCGTTGGGCATTTATCAAGCCATTTTTTAATAGCGACAACCGTTGGCTATCAGTCAGACAGTATTAGAAGCAGAGTCTCGTTCGTTAATGGAAACGAGCAAATAGGAGTGACTATTGCTTATTCGAAAGCAGATACACTGGAGGCCTATTCCGGGAAGTTTACTATCAGTAATACGAGAGATTCGATGGATGTTATTGTCATAGGTATTAAAAATTACAGCAAAGTGTAAAGTTAATTATTTGTTGTTAGATTAGTATTTTTAATTATTTTTTCTCCGTCAGAAACGTCTGGAACAATAAGATATTTTACAATAGATGCCTCAGATATATTTGATGTATTTTTGTAGAATGGAATATTTATAAGCACTATTGTAGTATTATTAATGCTATTAGCATAAAAATCGAAGTAAATAATATTTCCGCTGCGTACTATTCTAAACTTTTTAATTTGTTTAAGAGTATTGTACCTTTGAATTATATAGGGATTGTCTGCATATTCTTCAATAATATCAAAGTTGCAATTGCCGCCTAATCCATTATTAAAAACTTGACTAATTGTGACATTAAAATGGTTATAAGCTGCTCCTTGTGCCCCTGTTTCCGAAAAATAAGTAATTTTAAAAAATCTAAACCATCCACCTACCTCACCAATACTTTTTTCATAGTAGAAATTTTTAGTAATGCCATCCGGATTAATGATTTGAAATTTACTATTTAAACTGCCGTTTAAAACAACATTGTCGAACAAAAGTTCTTTGTATAATACAATTCAAGTCAATACATACTATCAATGCGCAAAAATTGTTTAATTTTGTGCGTATTCCTTTCTTGTTTGGCGTGTATTTGCACATTCATATACGCCACTTACATAACCTTATTAAATTCATTTCTAACATTTTTCTTATCACAAATACAATAAATCATTGTAGTATCCAACTTAGCATGACCAAGAATTTGTTGAACATACTGAATTGGCATACCTTTACGAGCTAATTCTGTTGCCATTGTACGTCTGCATCTGTGCGGATGAACATTTGTCACGTTTGCCACATCTCCAATTTTATGTAATCTTTGTCTAATGCTTTCCTTGGATAATCGTGTCCCATGATCATTTAAAAATAATGGTTCAAGATTGTCTTTTCTAGTCATAATATATTCTTTGATATAATACATAGAGCGTTCAGATATATAAACCGTCCTTTCTTTGTTGCCTTTTCCAACGACAGTACATTCGCCCGATTTAAAATCAATGTCCTCACGGTTAACATTCTGTACTTCAGAAACTCGACATCCAGTAGAAAACATAAATTCTAATAACGCACGATTTTTAATTGTATCGCAGTTATCTAAAAGCTTTTCTACATCTTCATCAGAGAATGGTTTCTTTGTGACATATCGAGACTTAATCTCATGGATTTTCAACATAGGATTCTTTGGAATAATTTCTTCAAGAGTCAACCATCTAAAGAACGCAGAAAGGTTTTTTCTCCTATTATTAGCAGTAGTATTTGAAACTCTTTGCTGATACAATGAGAGTGCCCATCTAATGTCGTTTGTAGTAATATCCTTTATATTTTTGTTTCCAAGATCATCTAACGTGTGCTTAATCGAATCCATATACTGATAAATTGTACTGGGTGAACGACCTTCAAGACGCAAAGAAGCTCTATATGTATTAAGAATTTTCTCATTCTCATTTTCAAGTACACACAATTCTGTATGTTTCTCATTTATATCATATTTTCTTAATAATCTACAAACACATCCATCTATCATCATTACAGTATTATCATCTGCAAATCTGTCAATCATTGATAATAATTCTAATCTAAATTTCTCTTCCATAACGTAAAAAAATACCTCCATCCTAAATCAAAATTTATATGTTCTACATATATATTCTCCATTTGGAAATAAATGGAATTGATTTTAGAACGGAGGTTCGGTTATTCAATATTCAGTTGTAGATAAGATTATTCAGATACAATACAATCTGAGAATCCATCAAGTTCCAAGATACTATTTACAGTATCCTGATAACGTCCATACAGTTTTGCGGCACTCTTTCTTACGAAATATGCTCTGTACTTTGCCTGTCCCTTTTCAAGACTAGTTCCTCTTGCTTCTTCAATTCTTGTTGCCATAAATGTTTCCATATTAAAATCCTCCTTTGAAATATATTTATTCAGCACCTTCAGTATCTTCCATACCTGGAATAATATCTGTGATGATTGAATCAATAGCAGTAGCGTTTGCAATGTGACCTTTTTCCAATGAATCCAGACGTTTTTCGATTTCATTTTTGGTTCGCAGCCTGATAGTAACCGTGTAGGTTCCATCTTCCTTGCCGGCCTCGTCCGTATTCGGTGCGTATGTAAACCCATCACACTTCAGATCGGTGTATTTTCCAGATACCTCATCATTGTGTTTAAAGGTCACTTCCGCAATGTTGTTCTCTGCAAAAGTGTCCGTGATCGTTTTAATCCCGTCAAAATTTTTGGACTGGATCTGGATGTTTCCAAGGCTTGCACCATCGGCAATTTCAAAGCTGGTCTGATCTTTTAAAATAATTTTATCCATATTATTTTTTCCTTTCTATGATAAAAAATGGTTAATAAGTTGCGTTCGAATATTTGTTCGATATATTTTCTTAAACGGCAGTTTAAATACAACAATAAAAAGAGCTAATACATTAGATGGAAACGAAGCATTAGGCACAACATGTTATGGGAAACCTTTCTTTAACCTAAGTGGATAACTAACGGCATGTATCTAATATCTGTAAGTATTTGGTTTGTACGCCCAGTGAATTTAATTGATAAATTCCAATTTTTTGGGCTACTTGTAAAGTTACTTCTAATGAGTGAACCTTGTATATCAATATTCTCTCCATTAAGTGTATTTACATCAACAATAACAATGCTATTAGCAGGTAACGATAATGAGACCGTAAGATTAGTAGCCGTTCCTGCAGGATACTTTATGTTTTTGACCCTATAGCCGCCATTGTCTATATCCCAATCGGTTTGTACACTTATTACATCGGAACCATTGTTGACTATACAAAACGGGTTTCCAGTAAATATGTTTTCGATGCCAAATGATGGTATTTTCTTACTATTTAGACTGCCGTTTAAATCACTTATCTGCTTTGCGAGCGATCCATCAATATTCGGGTTCGCCTGCCTTGCGTCCAGTGCAAATCCCGCCACAGTCGTTGTCTGGTTATTTACGATACTTTCCGGTTGCAGTGCGCTTCCGATCTCCTTTTTCAGCGTAGGGTTACTAAGAGTTGTAGGCTGGTATTCGTGTCTTATAGTGCCACGTTCTAACTGGAATTTTATAATACAGTTAGTTAAAGTAGTACCAGCTACAATATATAAACCAAGTTCATCACGATCAAAGTCATCGGTTTGCGAATACTTAAAAATAACACTTAATGTTGAATTATTAACAGTACGGCAAGCAGCAATGTCCGTATTTATATTTTGTTTGTTTTTATTGGCTAAATATAAACTCGCTTGTCCTTTGACTGTAGTTATCGTCAACACGTAATTTTTTCCAATTTCTAATCCTAACTTGCCTATAAAAACAGTATAGTGCGCGGTAGCCGTAGCTGTACCGTTAGCAGTTACAGACCCATCTTCGTTTACTGTCCAAGTGATACCGTTATTCGTATAACTATCCGGTCTATAATATGGATAAGGTATTAAATTCTGCCCTTGCTGATCTGATAATCTTTCATTTAAAGAAGTATTGCTAATCGTAGTAGGTTGATATTCATGCGACATCGTACCTACTTCAAGCATTGGCTTAAATGTAATATTATTAGCAGTTGCGCCGTTTCGAATAATCAACCTTATTCCATACTGGAGAGTATTCTCATCATTTGCTGTATATATTTCAGTTCCTTTCATTGAAGAAACTCCGTACTTCCAATTGGTAGGATTGTTTTTATCATAACGAACAAGCTGCATATAGCCAACGTTTGTATGCTGTTCATCAGTGAGCCCATCGCTAATAATATAGGTATTTCCTAACTGAAGCGATTTCATGGTAGATAAATTATATGGATATATCAATGAATACGGTGCCTCTTTACTAGCCGTGCCATTAGCAGTTACAGACCCGTCATCGTTTACAGTCCAAGTGATACCGTTAGTATTCCCTTCGGTTCCGTCATATGGATAAGGTATTAGATTCTGTCCTTGCAAAGTCGAAGTTTTGTCAATTTCTTTTTTCAGATTTACATTGCTCTCTATTGATGGTTCATAAGCATGAGCAATAGTACCTAACTCTAATTGAGGTTTGCATATACAATCATAAGTTTCGCTATTAGCGGCAGTTTCAATACATAAAGCAACCCAAGTATCAACATCAAATTTTAATGTTTTTGTCGCTGTACCATAAACTATATTATCAGCTAATTTTGAACCACTTTCATCATAAACGTAATAGCGAATCCCTGCATTGTCAGAGCTACAATTAGCAGAAATAGTAAAATAAGTATTGGCATCAATTTTAATGTTGCCCTCTTTTTTATCTGTACCCCACCATATACCAACACCCATATAAGGTCTTGATGTACTGCCATCTTGCGTTCCAGAAATACCGATAGAACCATCTTTATTATCTGTAAATGTTACTCCATATACAGTTTTAGTGGTTTGAGAATACGGATATGGTATAATATTTCTTCCCTGCGAAGTTCCAACACCACCAAGCTTAGTCTTTTCTTCGCTTGTATAATCATTAGAAGATAATCCCTTACCTTCTTCCTTTACAACAAGATTAGAGATATCTTGATGTTCAGTAAGATATCCTGCATCATTTGTAAACTCAGATACATTTGTTGGAACTATTGGAATTTCCGTCTTATCCGCTTTACCAATCTGTAATGCTGTAATAGCACTCTTATTATCCTTAATGGCACTATTCATGGCAGACGCACTTGTTTCATGTGTAGAAATCCAATCAGACATTTCCTTTAATGTATCAAAATCTTCAGGTGCACCAGCTACAACCTTTGCAATTCCATCCGAAACTGCTTTTTTTACCGAACCATTTCCCGTTCCATTAAGCGTTGAAATCGCCGTTTCATTAGCTTCAATTCTTTTCGTATTGCTCGTAATATTCGATGTATTCTGTTTTATTGCAGATTCATCTGTTCCAATCTTAGATTTAATGCTTTTTAATTCGCCAGCAATCACTTTATTCTGTAAAGGATTTGTTGATTCTTCTGATAAAGCATCATCTACAGGAATTCCTTTTACAACACCGCTTTCGTC